AACCTAACCTAAGCAAACTAATCATGGGCTAGGTGCGCTCCCGTATCTAGCCCAGCAGCTCACATAAAGGAGACAGAGATGCCAGCAATCATTACCGTAGCAAGCCTTCGGACGGTTCTTGGCGTCTCTGTCGCCCTTTATTCTGACGCTTATCTTGAAGGAATCATCGATTCTGCTGAGCAGGTCATTCTGCCGCTATTGACTGCCAATCAAAACTCAGTTGCTGCCGTTTATCTTCAAAACAATGTCGCCTATTACATAACTCAAAAGCCGAATACATTCGTTGCAGGTCAAAGTGTTGTGGTCACAGGTTGCGTTCCAGCTACATTTAACGGAACACAGACAGTCACATCAAATTATTATGATCCTTTTCCTTACTTACCTTTCGCATATCCGGCTCCATATTTCTACTTTACTTCTGCCATTACTAATGCAGACATTACTTTTCGTCCAGTAATTCCTGGCGGCGTAGCTTATCTATCCGGGGCAGACGCGGCCACGCTCTATGCGAATACCGACGCAGTCGAACAGGCGGTCACCATCGTCAGCGTTGAGATTTTCCAGAGCGTGGTCGCTCCAGGTGGTCAGATTGAAGGCGTAGATTTTACGCCGTCGCCATATCGAATGGGTCGATCACTGCAAAATCGCGTCATCGGTTTATTAGGTAATTACATCGACGTCTCAACGATGGCCATGTGATGCCTACACCTACATCAATCGCAATCAACGTAAGAGGCACTCTTGCCACTGCTCTCTCTGGCGTCGTCGCTTCAGTTTATAGCTCACCTCCAGAAGCAGTCATTCCTCCAGCTTGCGTAATCGTTCCCGATTCGCCTTATTTAGAAACGACGACAATCGGCAAATCGCAGGTACGCGTGAAAATTAATTTCGTGGTCACTGCGGCCGTTGCCTACAACAACACGGCCGGAGCACTCGACAATCTTGAGCAGCTTGTTATTAGCATCATGGCAGCGATGCCAGCAGGTTACGAAGTCGGAGATGTTCAACGTCCGACAATCCAATCGGTGGGCGCATCGAATCTACTAGTGGCGGATCTCGCGGTCAGCACTTACTACACACAACAGACAATCTAAGGAGACAAAGAAATGCCAACAACAATAGTCACCGGTCGCGACATAGTTTTCACTCTTGCCACCGTGAATTACGACGCGCAGACAACTGCCGTCACTTTAGTTAATGCTCCAGTCATCACTACTTATCAGACACTTGATGGAAAAGCCTATAAGCACATTGATGATCAGTGGACACTTAACATCGAGCTTCTTGCAGACTGGGGCGCAACATCATCACTCTTTGAAGCGATGTGGACTGCGTTCACTTCTGCTCCAAATACTGCACTGGCATTCACTCTGCTCACTGCAACTGGCGCTTCATTCGCTGGCACTGCTTTCCCAGTAGCTCCAACTGCTGGCGGTACTGCACCAGATGCACAGACAGATTCTTGGTCAATGCTTTGCGCTTCAACACCAGTCTTAACAATCAGCTAATCGAAAGAGAAACGGGAGCACATAATGAGACTACCAATCACAATCGAATACACCTCTGGCGAGTTCGGCACTTACACGGCTCAGCCGCCAGAGTGGGCTAAGTGGGAACAAAAGACAGGCAGCACAATCTCGCAGGCGCAGGAGAAGATTGGAATCTCTGATCTTCTCTTCCTTGCGTGGAATGCGATGAAACGTGAAGCCGGTGGCAAGCCAATTAAAGGCTATGAAATCTGGTGTGAAACAGTGGCCGACGTGACAGTCGGTGACGTTCTCCCAAAAGTTACGCCGCCGGAAGCGTAAATCGAATCCTGGTGGAGTTAGCCATAGCCACAGGAATTCCGATGAGCGAATGGACGACGGCGGAGCAGATCTATACGGCTTTCGAGATACTGGAGAAACAAAGTGAGCGACAACGTTGAGATTGCCTATGACAAGGCAGATCTTCGTCGCATTACATCAGCATTCAAGGCGATGGACGCAGAAGCTACTGATGCAGCTAAAAGAGAATCCTCAGCTCTGGCAGAATTCGCTCAAGGCAAAATCCAGCAGAAAGCCGTCACCAGAGGCAAGGCCGCCGACAGAATTGCCAGTGGCTCCCGTGTGTCGAAATCTTCCAAGATTGGTGAGCTCTCTTTCGGCTTCGTAAGTCAAAAGTTTTCCGGCGGTGGCACAACAAAGGATCTCTGGGGCGGTACAGAGTTCGGATCTAACAAGTTTAAGCAATTCCCAGTCTGGTCAGGCCAATCTACAAAAGGCGCTGGTTCCAAAGGTTGGTTTATTTATCCGACACTACGCGAAATCCAGCCAGACATCATTGACAAGTGGGAAAATGCTTTTGACCGAATCTTGAAGGAGTGGTAAATGGCCGGACAATCGCGCACACTCAAGCTCTCAATTCTTGCTGATGTAGATCAGTTAAAAAAGTCGCTGGCTCAAGCCAACGGAGACGTTGATAACTCATCATCAAAGATGGGCGAATTTAGCAAGAAGGCTGGCATGGCATTCGCAGCCGCCGGAGCTGCTGCTGGAGCCTACGCCGTCAAGCTTGCAGTCGATGGAGTTAAAGCTGCGATTGAAGATGAAGCTGCTCAGATTCGCCTTGCTACTGCGTTAAAGAATGCCACTGGTGCAACGAATGAAATGATTGCATCAGTCGAAAAGCAGATTCTCAAGACATCACTAGCCACTGGTGTGGCAGACGATAAACTTCGTCCAGCCTTGCAGCGACTTTCGCTATCAACAAACGACGTCACAAAGGCTCAGGATCTTCTCAATCTTGCTTTGGACATTTCTCAAGCTACTGGCAAAGGCTTGGATTCAGTAGCTAACGCACTTGGTAAGGCATACGACGGCAACACCGCAGCTCTAGGCAAACTAGGCATCGGACTATCTTCAGCAGAGCTCAAGGCGATGTCATTCGAAGAGACGCAGACAAGGCTTTCGGATCTATTCGGTGGAGCGGCCGCAGCTAACGCAGACACATTCGCCGGACGACTTCAGATTCTCAAAGTCACATTCGATGAAGCGAAAGAATCAGTCGGTGCGCAACTTCTGCCAATCATTCAGCGACTAGTCGAATTCGTTGTAAATGAGGTTGTGCCGGCACTTGGAAAATTCGCTGACTTTTTTAAGCCAATCACAAAAGCAATCGACGACAACAAAGAAGCTTTCACAGAGTTTATTGGATTCGTTCAAAAATACGTCGTGCCGGTTCTAGTCACAGTCTTAGGAGGAGCTTTCAAGGTTGTTGGCGAAATCGCTGGCGGAATCATCAACGTCATCGGGGCGGTCATCTCTGGCCTAAACGCATTGATCTCTGGAGCCGTGGCTGGAATTAACGCTCTTATTCGTGTGTACAACTCCATTCCATTCTTGCCTAACGTCTCTCAGATTTCAGCTCCATCAATTAGCGTTCCAAATGTCACAATTCCAAAAACAACTACTGCAACACCTAGCATTCCTACAATCTCCGTTCCAAGTGTTACGGCTTCGACCGGAACAGGATCTACAACAACATCATCGGCTGGCGTCACTTCAGCCGTTTCAGGAGCAGTTCGCGTGGGCGGAGGATTTACCGATTCACAGAATGCGGCGCGTTTAGCTGCTCAAGGCGGCGGCGGTTTTACAGATTCTCAGAACGCTGCCCGAATCAATCTCACAGTCAATGGCGCAATCGATGCCGAAGGCACTGCTCGCACAATTATTAAGGCTCTTAACGATTCCTTTTATCGTGGCACTGGCGGAGCGTCCGCACTTCAGGCAATCTAATGACACAGTGGGCTCCAGTCTGGCGCGTTAAAATTGACGGCGTTGATGTCACCGACTCTGTGTTGGCCAATCTGACAATCACATCAGGACGCACAAATATCTATGAGCAGGCTCAAGCCGGTTATTGCTCAGTCAATCTCATCGTCTTCAATCAAGCTACATTACCGTACGAAATCAACGACACAATCTCGATTGAAGTCCAGGACACATCGGCGGTCTATGTGCCAATCTTTGGCGGATCAGTGGTGGATATTGCCGTAAGCGTCTCTCAGGTTGGCTCTAGCGCATACACTCAGGAAGTCACCATCACCGCTCTAGGAGCCCTTGCAAGGCTTCAGAAGGCTCTCACAGATGGCGTCTTGTCTCATGACTTTGACGGCGACCAGATAGAAACAATCTTGCGCGAAGTCTTATTAGCTCAATGGCAACAGGTTCCAGCAGCTCTCACATGGGCAACCTATGATCCGACTGTTCAATGGCAAGATGCTGAAAATAACGGACTTGGTGAGATTGACACTCCAGGCAATTATGAGCTGGCGCAACGCTCATCAGATCGCATCATCATCTATGACTTAGTCGCCGCGCTCGCCAGTAGCGGTCTAGGTTATTTATACGAGGACGCTTCCGGCCTTATTTCCTATGCAGATTCGACTCACCGGACGAATTACCTTGCAGCTAATGGATACACGGATCTCACTGCTAATCACGCGCTAGGGCAAGGCATCACCATAAAGACAAGGGCGGGCGATGTCAGAAATGACATCACAATCAGCTACGGCCAAAACTCGACAAATCAAGTCAGCGACACAGATCCAGCATCTATTGCAATCTATGGCGATTTATCACAAATCTTTACAACGACCTTGCGACACTTACACGATGCCGAAGATCAAGCTGCGTTCTATCTTGCACTGCGTGCTTATCCGCAGCCAATCTTTGATTCCATTACTTACGCATTGACCAATCCAGAGCTAGACAATGCAGATCGTGACGACCTAATCAATATCTTTATGGGTCAGCCAATAGCTTTGAATGACCTTCCGCCAAATATGTCGTCTGGAACCTTCCAAGGCTTTGTGGAAGGCTGGACTTTCAGAGCTTCTTACAATCAGCTTGACATCACTCTTCTCATGTCGCCATTGGCTTATTCGCTCAATGCCATGCGCTGGAATGACGTACCAATAACGGAAGCATGGAATACCGTGTCGCCGACTTTAGATTGGGCAAACGCTACAATCGTCTCATGATGAAAGGAACAAAGAATGGCTAATCCAACAACCTACTTCGGCTGGGTCATGCCGACTGCAACAGATCTGGTAACTGACCTTCCAGCAGATTTCAATGTATTCGGGCAGGGCGTTGATACATCGATGCAATATCTACTTGGTGGAACAACTGGTCAAGTGTTGTCAAAGACATCAGCTACCAATATGGCTTTTACTTGGATTGATCCAGATGTAATTCCATCAACGTATTCTGCCAAGACTGCTTCATACACATTCGCCTCTGGCGATGAAGGCAATATCTTCTCGATGAATAACGCTGCAACTCAGCAATTCAACATTCCAACCGATGCAACTTTTAACTTTGCAGTTGGCACAGAAATCAATGTGTTCTGGATTACTGGTGCAGGTCAGCCAACAATCGGCGCAGTCACTCCAGGTACAACAACAGTGATTTCAACGGGTGCAACAAGTGCCACGCCTAAATTGCGTGTGGCTAACTCAGGTGCAACTTGTAAAAAATTAGCTGCTAATTCTTGGATTGTTTTTGGAGATATTGCATAATGACTCCGATGCTTGGAATTATGTCTAGTAGTGGAAGGCCTAGAACATTTGCCGTTGATTATCTTGTTGTTGCTGGTGGTGGCGGTGGTGGTGCCGTTGAAACCGCCGAAGCAGGCGGTGGTGGTGCTGGTGGACTTCGTTCAACTGTTACAACCACAGGCGGTGGTGGTTCTTTAGAAACTGCACTAAATCTTTCTCCTTCCACTAACTACACCGTAACCGTTGGTGCTGGTGGTGTTGGTGGTCAGCACAATTCAGTTATAGCAACTAATGGGAGCAACTCAGTATTGTCCACAGTTACTTCTACAGGCGGTGGTCGCGGTGCTGGTGTATTCGCTAGCGGGTGGTATAGCCCAAATAGCGGTGGCTCTGGTGGTGGCTCCGGAATCAGTACCGGTGGTGCAGGAACTGCTAATCAAGGATATGCAGGCGGTAACGGTACTGCTGCTGGTGGCGGTGGTGCTGGCGAGGCGGGCAATACAGACGGCAGCAAACACGGCGGAGATGGCGTAGCTGTATCGATTACTGGTAGCTCTGTTACTTATGCTGGCGGTGGTGCAGGTAACGGTGGAACGGCTGGAACAGGTGGCGGCGGAGCATCCGATTCTGCTGGCTCGGCTAATACAGGCGGTGGCGGTGGCGGTGGAATTAACACCAGTGGCGGTAATGGCGGTTCGGGAATTGTGATTCTCAAATATGCTGACACTAAAACAATTACAATCGGCGCTGGTTTGACTGGATCAACATCAACAAGTGGCAGCAATAAAATTACCACAATTACTGCTGGCACTGGAAATGTGAGTTGGGCATAATGGCACACTATGCATTTATTACAGACGGCCTTGTGACAGAAGTTATTGTTGGTATTGACGAAACTGAAACTATTGAAGGTTTAGATCCAGAAACTTGGTACGGAAACTTTAGAGGACAACTTTGCAAGCGCACTTCCTACAATGCCAACATAAGATTTAACTATGCAGGAATAGGTTTTACTTATGACGAAGCCAGAGATGCTTTTATCGCGCCAGAGCCAGAAGGCAATCTTGGATTTGATGAAACAACCTGTCAATGGATTATGCCAGTCTGGGAACGCGATGACATATCCTGAAGGCACTGCTGCACGGATTATTGAAGTTGCACTAGCTGAAGTCGGCACAGTCGAGACTGGCGAGAATCTGACCAAATACGGCAAGTTCACAAAGGCCGATGGATTGCCCTGGTGCGGATCCTTCTGCAACTGGGTCTTTGACCAGGCAAAAGTCAAGATTCCGTCAATGGTTTCAACGGCTGCTGGAGCTCATAAGATGAAAGAGCTTGGACGCTGGATTGATGATAAGCCGCAGCTTGGAGATTTATGCTTTATGGACTTTCCACACGATGGCATTGATCGCATTAGCCACATCGGAATCGTGGTCAAGGTTGGCGCAACGAGCGTCTATTGCATCGAAGGCAATACGTCCGGCACTGGAGATCAACGCAACGGCGGAATGGTGATGGTTAAGCAACGCTACATCGGCAAAGAAATCGTTGGTTTCGCTCGCGCTCGCTTGACAACCTATGCAGGAGAATATCCAGTGGTTGAGCTAATCCAAAAGGCGAAGCCAAAGGAGAAAAAAAAATGAACGAATTAAAATCAGCAGGAGCATCTTGGTTGAGGGCTTCAATTTCGGCCGTTGCAGCTCTATATATGTCTGGCATTTCGGATCCAAAAGTCTTGGTCAATGCTTTTCTTGCTGGGCTATTAGCCCCAGCGGCCAAGTTTCTTAATCCAAAAGATGCAGCTTACGGACTCGGCAAGAAATAAGTGTGGCGGTGGATAGGGCTGGGCTTGTTATTGCTAGCCTTATCTTCCTGCAATTTAGGAGATTCGGTTAGATATGAGTGCCAAGTCTATGAAAACTGGGAGAAACCAGAATGTCAGAAGCCAGCGTGCATCGCTACTGGAACTTGCACTGAAGACATCATTGGATCATTCTATCCAGAAGCCGGCACGACGCCGTAATCCAGAAGACGTCCATGCGCAGCTTATCCTTATCATTGGATCAACACTTGCGGCAGTATTTCTCATAGTCACACTAGGTATCACTTACGCACTTATCTTTGTTACTCAGCCAATCGGTGGACAAGCACCTAACGATGCAGCTTTCATAGATTTACTTAAGACGTTAGCCATTTTCTTAACTGGCTCACTTGGCGGCGTTCTAGCTGGTAATGGACTCAAAGCAAAACAAAAACAGAGCGAGGACACGCCGAAAAATACGCTTGATTCTTGACCATGTCGGACATAGATGTCACTCTGTATCTGGGAGCATTCGACAAGGCTCCCACGGGAGCAAAAATGACAACAAGTGAAATCGGCTTATTCTTTATTATGGCGCTCGCCTGTATTCTTTGGGCGATTGTCAGCTATTCAATGGGCTACAAAGAAGGCCACAAAGAAGGCTATCAACGCGGTCGAGCCGTAGGCCGTCACGCATCAGCTCAGGCGGTGTCCAAGTGAGTTTCTTAGATAACTACGAAGATGTAGCTGCACGCAT